AACTATAAACATGGCTGATGGCAGTTCAAAGCAAATACAAAGACCCGCACAAGACTTGACTGGATTTTTTAATCCTAATCCAAAACAAGAAGGTAGTGGGTCAACTGTAGTTGGCGAAAAACCTTCTGCACAAAAATTAAAGATATTAGAAAACAGACCTAAATTAACAACAATGCTTTCTAATCTTAATCAATATATTAATAAATTAAAAACTTTAGAGACTAGCACTCAAGCTAGTGGCATGATCGGGCTTCCAACAGCAGAAGCCTCAGGCATAACCGCTTTAGCTGAAACACTGAGATTAGATATAAAAAATTTATATGAGTTAGGAGCATTAGTAGGTGGTGACTTCCAAATTTTGGATAACCTATTAACAAGCCCTAATTCTTCAGCAGGTATTAGAATGGGTGCAAGCGGGTTATTGCAACAAATTTATAGATTAGAAAACACCTTATTAGATAAATTAAGGGAAGGTGGTTTTGATGAGGCTACTGGATCAGAAAGTGACCCTATAACAATTACTAAACCTGAGGAGTGGAATAAAGCAAGATTCGGTTTGTATTACAAACTGCCTGATAACTCTATTAAATTAAAAATAAGAAAGAGGCAGTAACAATGGCAGAAAAAAAATGGTATGAAAATCTTGATGATGCAGTTGATGCAGTCACAACTAAAACTAACACAAAAGATAGAAGTGTTAGTGAGTTTGCAGGAGATACTGGCAGAGCATTAGCTCAAGGATTATCTTTTGGCATTGCCGATGAAATGGAGGCGGGAGCAAGGGCATTATATGCAAAGTTTATTGAAGGAAAAGACTTTAACACCGCATACAATGAAACTGTAAAAGAAATTAGATCAGACATATCTAAGTTTAGAGAAGATAACCCAAAGACCGCTTATGGCACAGAGATAGCGGGTAATATACCAACTGGAGCATTAGCTACTCTTAAATTAGCAAAATTAGGTTTTACACCTATGAAAAATTTAATCACTCAGGGAAGCATTTATGGGGCAGGAACTGGAGAGGGTACAATTGAAAGAGTGCCTGATGCGGTGACTGGTGGTGCAATATCAGGTGCTATAGGAAAAGCACTTCCTCCAATTACAGACAAAGCAAAGGAGCTAATTGGTCAAGGAGTACCATTAACAGTAGGTCAGTCTGTTGGCGGTGGTATTCGTAAAATAGAAGAAGGTTTAAAATCTATACCATTTTTAGGAGATGCTATAGTAGGTGCTGAGATAAGGGCAACACAAGGTTTTAACAAAGCTACTTTTAAAAAAGTTTTAGAGCCACTTGAAAAATATGGTGTTAATTTAAAAAAGGCTCTTAAAAAAGAAACTACTGGCAATGAATTATATAAAGAAGCCTCTAATATTATTAGCAAAGGTTATGAAAAACTAAAGCCAAAGTTAAAGTTTCCAAACAGAGATGAGTTACAGTCAGTCTATGATGATGTGATTTTAAGGCAAGCTGATGTAATGCCAAAATCAGTCAACAATAAATTTTTACAAGACATGGATGAGATTGTTTATAAAAACTTTAGTCCTGATGGCAGTTTGTCAGGAAGCGGTTTTAAGAACATACAATCAGGACTTAGAGCTATAGTTAGAGGGTACAGTAATTCTACTGACCAAGTTACAAGAAACTATGCAAATTCATATAATAAAGTTTTGGAAGCTCTTAATGATACATTAGTTAAAAATAATCCTAAATATGCAGATGAATTAACTGCCTTAGATTTTTCTTTCAAAATGCTTAATACAGTCGGCAAAGCGGTTGAAAAAGGATCTAATAGGCAAGGCACATTTACCCCTGCCAACTTAATGAGTGCGGTTAGATCTAGTGATGACAGTCTAAGAAAATCTGATGTTAGGAAAGGCGAAGCTCTTTTACAAGACATGGCACTTAAAGGTCAAAACCTAAATCTAACTTTGCCTGATAGTGGTACAGCCTCAAGGCAATTAATAACTGGTGGCTTACTTAATTTAGGCGGTGCAGGTGCAGGAATAGATCCATTTATAACTGGCGGTTTAACTGGCAGTATTATTGGTGGTTATTCAAAGGTAGGAGTTCCTTCTGTAAGGACATTATATGACAGAGGATTACCCGCAATGAGAAATGTACTAACGGGAAATGTTACAGACAATTTTGCACCTGATTTTGGAATGAATAGGAGATAGTATGGCAAAGGCAAATATCACACAATATAGTTCTACTCCTTCGAGTAACACCGATATCAACAACATCAATATTGATGAGAATTGCCCTGCTAGTGGGTTAAACAATGCCATTAGAGAGTTGATGGCACATTTGAAGAACGTAGACACTGGCTCTCAGGCACTGACTGCTTTATCGGTTACTGGTGATACCACAATAAGCAGTGGCAACTTGTTGGTGGGTACTACTGATAGCACTCCTTATAATAACACAACTGAAGATAATGGAGTAGCAATTTCAGGGTCAGGTTGGATAGCAACTTCAAGAAATAACAATGCTTCAGGTTTATTTAATCTTACTGGTGATGATGGCGATATTCTTGACCTACGCAAAGACGGTACTACTGTGGGAAGTATTGGTACTGTTGGTGGTGACCTAATTATTGGTACTGGTGATACTGGTTTGTTTTTTAATGATTCAACAAATCAAATTCACCCTTATAATATCGATAGTTTAAGTGGAGGTTCTGTCGATGGTGCTATTGATTTAGGTCAAAGTGGTGTTCGTTTCAAAGACCTCTACCTATCAGGTGGTGCATACATAGGTGGCACTGGTTCAGCTAATTATTTGGATGACTATGAAGAGGGTTCGCATAGTATAACATTTACGAATGTTGCTTTCAATCCATCATCGCAAAATGCTATATATACTAAAATTGGTAATGTTGTTATATATGTAGGCACAATTACATTTCCATCATCAAGTGATACTAACGACATAAATATATCATTACCTTTTAATAATACATCTAGAAATAGCATAGGTGTGTTTTTAAGCAACGGGGTTACTGATAAAGTTTTATTTACTGGTGGTAGTGGTGCAAATTACATGAGAATTTATCCAGATAATTCATTTACTCAAAACAACTATTCTAATTTATCAGGTATAACAATTTATTTTACAATTACATATCAAACAGCATAACCCTATTGGACATAGGGTAGTCAGTCCATTAACCAAAAGGAGATAAAAATGGCATTAACAGAAGAGACAATACAAGACAAAATAGAAATCGTAGGTGACTACAAAATGGTTCAGGTGAGGACAGCAGTGGTCATCAAGAGAGATGGCACAGAGATAAGCAGAAGCTTCTCAAGGCACGTTGTTGCACCTGATATAAGTGCAGATGACTTAGCCAATGAGAGTACAGACGTACAAGCAATATGCAATGCAGTACATACTGATGCAATAAAGACAGCCTATGTAACACATTTAGCCAATCAGGCGATCTAACTGGCAAAAGACAAAATCACCGAATATGATGCAACCGCCAATAATAATACAGTCTGCGGTGATGTTAACATAGCGGAAAATTCTGCCCTACCTTCGGACATGAATAACTTTGCAAGAGAGATCATGTCGCATTTGAAAGAAGGTTTGGGATCAGGCACTCCGCTATATGTCGATCAGACAAATAATCGATTGGGAATAAATACCTCAAGTCCTGCATCAGCATTAGATGTATCAGGTGATATTACATTCACTGGCGATCTTGCATCCTCTACAAGTGGAACATCTAATTTTGTTGCAGGAGTAAATGCAGGAGATGCTATAACTAGTGGTGGTAATTATAATACTGTAGTTGGAGATGAAGCAGGAACTGCAATTACCACTGGCGATAATAATGTTGCAGTTGGATTTGAGGCTTTATCAGCAAACACCACAGCATCAGATAACACAGCAGTAGGGTATCAAGCATTGACTGCAAACACCACTGGACAATACAACACAGCTATTGGTGGAAAACAAAGTGATGGTGCTTTAGGAAAAAACACATCAGGTTCATATAATACTGCCGTTGGTATAGATGCTATGGGTAATAACACCACAGCAGGTGAGAACACTGCTATTGGCTATCAAGCAATGAAAGCAAATACTACTGGTGTAAGAAACTCAGGTCTTGGTACTACTTCACTATCAGCAAACACTACTGGCACTGATAATACTGCTGTTGGTTTTCTAGCATTGCAAGATAATACTACAGCAACTGACAACACAGCAGTTGGTACTTATGCAGGTCGTAATATAACCACAGGTCCAGATAACACTATGGTAGGGAAAAATGCAGGTGCAACAATTACTGATGCCGCATCAAACACTATGATAGGAGAATCGGCAGGAGCAAATACAAACTCAGATAAAAACACTTTTGTTGGTCGCAATGCAGGTAGTAATATTACTAGTGGTGCAAAAAACACCATCTTAGGTCGCTTTAATGGCAACGAAAATGGCTTAGACATGAGAACATTAAGCAATCATGTTATATTATCAGATGGTGATGGAAACATAAAAGTTCGTTACGAAGATGACAATAGAATGATACATAAGTGGGGTGGAACTGGTAATACATCACAGTTTTGGAATACTAGCTCTGACCCATATGGTATTTTTCTATATTTTAGTGCTAACGACCCTGATAATAATACAAATTATTTTTTAAATTGTCAGGGTAATGGAACAGATAGATTAAAAATATTTTCAGATGGAGATGTAGTCAATCACGATAATAGTTATGGTTCTTTATCTGATGTTAAATTAAAAGAACAGATAACTGATGCTTCTTCTCAATGGGATGATATTAAAGCCTTAACAGTTCGTAAATATAAAATGAAATCTGATGTAGCTACTGGAGATAGTGATGCACATTGGAGATTAGGACTTATTGCCCAAGAAGTTGAAACAGCAGGGATGAATGGATTGATTAAAGAAAATCCAGACCTTGATGCTGAAACTAACGAAGATTTAGGCACAACAACTAAGTCAATCAAATACTCAGTACTCTACATGAAAGCAGTTAAAGCACTACAAGAAGCAATGGAACGTATTGAGACATTAGAGCAAAAAGTAGCAACACTAGAAGGAGCTTAAAATGGAAGAACTAACAACAGAAGAAATAGCACAAAACTATACAGCTATGGGTCACTCAGTAGACCTTATCAATGCTATCATTGCGGGTACAGCAATGGCAGATGATACAGCAGAAGACAAGCAAGACTGTGTTGATAGGAACGTAGAACACTTGCAAATTATGGTGGCTAAGGACTATTGGACAGATGAAGATATGACAGCAGTTAACTCTGCAATCACAGCAGGTCAAGGGTATACAGCATGAGTGATAACGTAATCACTATTGATGGTAAAGAGTTTGACTACGAGAAAGATCTCAGCACCGAACAGCAATACTACATTAATCAGATCAAAAGCTGTCAGACCAAATCTGCTAATATCAAGTTTGAGTTAGATCAGGTATCTGCCTCTCAGGAATATTTCACAAATAAACTTATTGCATCCATCAAGACTGATGAGACTGCACCAGTGGAGGCTAAGGCAAACTAATGGAAATAGATCTGCCTACCTTATGGTCAGCTATATTAACACTAGTAATACTTCCATTTGGTTGGGCATTTTCTAAAATGTTTGCAGAAGTTAAAAGACTGCAAATATTACTCAACAAAACTCGTGAAGAGTATTCAACTAAGGAAGATCTTAGGGATACATCAAGTCGTGTTATGGAGGCACTGCACAGACTTGAAGATAAGTTAGACAAAGTTCTCTCTAAATAAAGGATAAATAATGATAGACCCTATTTCAGCATTTTCGATGTTGACATCGGCTCATAGTGCTTTGAAAAAAATGGTTTCAATGGGTAAAGATTTGTCCTCAGCATCTAGTGTGATTGCAAAATATGCTAAGGCTGAAGCAGAGTTAGGCTTTGCTAAAGAGCAAAAGAAAAAGGGTATATTTGGATCTGTAATGGATCAGGCAATAGAGAAGCACTTTCAAGAGGAAGAGCAGGCTAGACTAAAGTCAGAATTGCGAACACTTTTTTTGCTACATGGGTCTTATGGTCAATGGGAACGACTTCAGGCAACGATTGCACAAGCGAGAGCAGAACATAGAAAAAGATTAAAAGAACAGCAGAGGATTAAAGACCGCAACCTTTTAATTATTGTAGTAACTACCCTGATAATTTTAGGGGTAGGTGGATTAATATTACTGGTAAATTACCTCAAGTATGGTTCGGCACTCTAGCACGAAAGCAGGCAGAATAGCTGAGTTCTTTGCCTGCGGTGTAATAGAGGATTTAGGGTGGCAGACCTCTTTATGTCAGCAAGATGGAGTAGACCTTATTGCCTTTAAGGACAATGAATATGTTCGTGTTCAGGTTAAGGGATCTAGCATCAAGAGAAGCCTGAGAAACAATGGCTTGCAATTTGTTATGGGGTTAGGCACTAACAAGCGGTTACCTTCCACAAAGGATTACGACATAGCTTGTATGGTATCCACATATCATCGCAGATGTTGGTTTGTTCATGTCTGCAACATTCAAAGAAAAACAATCCGCAGACCAAAGTCTTTTTATGAAAACACCGAACTTGAATATGAGAGTTGGGAAAAGGCAGTCGATATTTTTAGGGAAATAAAGCGAAATGATAGAAGTAAATTTTAGACTATTTAAGTTCTTCAACAAGATCACCACACATTTTTACATGAGATACTGCAATGCAATTAGAAGGAAGCAGGGGCGATGAAAGAGCAAGGAATACATCTAAATTTACTGAACCAACTCCGCAGACATGAGGGGCTGAGATTAGACCCATATAAATGCTCTGAGGGCTATCTTACTATAGGCTATGGCAGAAACATAGAGACAAATGGCATATCAGAAGCTGAGGCAGAATTTATGCTAATGAACGACCTTGTAGCCTGCGAGAGTGAGCTAAAAGATGAGGGATGGTATAATCAGTTAGACGAGACAAGAAGGGCTGTAGTCCTCAATATGGCTTTTAATTTAGGCAAGCCAAAACTCATGCAATTTAAAAAATTTATTGGTGCGTTGTCTGATGATGACTATGAGTCAGCCTCTAAAGAAATGGTAACTGGCTCTGATGGAGTTAGCCCGTCTAAGTGGGCATCTCAGGTTGGCAAAAGAGCATATGAATTGGCTGATCAGATGCGAACTGGTCAATGGCAAGATGTTTAAGGTTATTGTCACAGTCTGTTTAATTATTGACCCTACTAAATGTATGTTTATTGAAAATACCCAATATCCAGTCGTCTATGAGACGTTTGAGCAGTGTAAGGATAGAGCCTTTGAGATTGGCTCAGAAGTTCCCAAATATATGAGGGGATGGAGAGCGGTAAGATGGAAATGCCAAAGAATTAAAGAAGGGAAATTTACATGATACCATTAATAACAGCCATAGCCCCACTGATAGGCGATATTGTCAAAGAGGCTATTCCCGATCCCGATAAAAAGACTGAGGCTGAGAATAAGGTTAGATTGGCTTTACTGGAGAACTCAAAGCAGATTGAGGCTTCTGCAAGTCAGATTATTTTAGCTGAGGCAAAGTCAGAAAGTTGGATAGCTTCAAGTTGGCGACCCATATTAATGCTGAATATTACAGCTATAGTTTCAGTAAATTTTTTAATATTTCCATTAGTGAGAGTATTCACTGGAACTGAATTATCCATCCCCCTCCCTGCCGAATTATGGACACTCCTGACAGTGGGTGTTGGTGGTTACACTATCGGCAGATCAGCAGAAAAGGTTGCAGGAAATTTAAAAAAATAGTAAAAGTGGCTAACTGTTTTTAACAAAAAATAAGTGGCTAACTATGTGGCTAACCGAAAACAAAAACCTATATTTACCTTCATTTTTTGGGCAAAAATGTCAGGCTCATAACCTGAAGGTCGTAGGTTCAAATCCTACCCCCGCAACCAATTATTCAATAAAATCAATAAGTTACAAGATCCTCAAAAACTTTGTTTTTGGGGTTTTTTTGCGTTTGAAGCCTGATAACGATTACAGAG